TTTCATCATGTCCACGTCCTATAACAGCCAACTTGCCACAGATTTTGGGCGACAAGTACGCGATTTAGTGAACGATCCCCTCACAATACAAGCATTTCCAGACCTAGAAATGTCTCAAGACAGCCGTGCAGTAGACAATTGGCGTACAACAGGGGGTGGGGGTGGCTATTTTATTGGTGTTGGCGGCACAACAACGGGCCGCGCAGCTAACATTTTACTAGTAGACGACCCTCTCAAGTCCCGTGAAGAGGCAGAAAGCGCAACGCAGCGCAACAAAGTGTGGGATTTTTATGTATCTGGTCTATCAACTCGTCTTCAACCCGACCTAGACGGGCAAGCTCCATCACAAATAATCATCCTAACTCGCTGGCATCCCGACGATATAGCTGGTCGGCTGATGGAAACCGCTGATTGGCGCGAGGGTAGATGGGAACACATCAACTTCCAAGCGATCACAGATAAAGTAGTCAGAGGTGTAGAGGGCAAAGACCGTCGCCAACTGCCACCCGACGATCCCGAACACATTACAAATGAACAAGCTCGTAATATCAGCAAACGAAAAAGGTACTTGCCTGTTACCGAAAGAATTGCGTTATGGCCTGATAGATTTTCTCTTGAGGATCTTGAGCGACGTGAACGGCTAAACCCCCGCGAGTTTGCATCTCTCTATCAACAGTCCCCCTACATCGAAGGTGGTAATTTAATTAAGGCTCAGTGGTGGAGAAAGTACCCAGCCGATATGAAGCCAGAGAAATTCTCTACTTTAATCATCGCAGCCGACACAGCATTCAAGGTCAAGTCAACATCTGACTATTCTGTAATGATCACAATGGGACTCGACAAGTCGGGCGACATTTACATTGTAGACATACACCGTGACCGTTACGAGTTTCCCGATCTCAAGCGCAAGATGATCATGCTCAACAACCAATGGCGCGGCAAAGGATTGCGCGGCATCTACATCGAAGACAAGGCTTCGGGGCAATCCTTGATCCAAGAACTCAAGCGGGAAAGCGGTGTGTCCGTAATCCCGTACCGCATATCGACAGATAAAGTTACCCGCCTATCGGCGGTCTTACCATTAATAGAAGGTGGTCGTGTACTGATACCAGACAATGCGCCTTGGCTAGATGCTTTCCATGATGAATGCCAAACGTTTCCTTCTGGAAAACACGACGATCAGATTGACGCTTTATCCATAGGTTTAGACGTACTCGCTCGAACACCAAGCACAGGCGAATATTACAAACCACCTTCCTTCAGCACATCCGATAAAGACAGTGGCATCTTTTCCTACAAGTCCGATCTCAACTCAGGTCTATCATGGCGCAATTGGGGTGAATAATCGGGACGACTAGGGGGGGAAATAAAAGGTAAAAAGAAAACATGAGCCTAACTACGACGAACTACAGAGCCGAGTACACTCCATTGAATGATGGTATTGTCGTCGATCTTTCGGATCACGCAAATAAGTTACTTGCATATCAAGACATATCATCTGATCTGTCTGATGATCAGGAAAACAAGCTTGTAGACTATGTAAAGTCTGCAATGCAAATGTCGTATGATCGAATATCAAGGCGACATACACACTGGAATGAAGCAGACCGCGCCCATGACGTTTACGTTAGGCCAGATGCTACATCATTTCGAGAGAAAGCGGTTATCGCTGACACCCGTGCTATTGCAGATACGGTACTAACCTATCTCATGGCGGCTCTTACGGGCCGCAATCCAATGTTTCAGTTAGAAGGATTAAACAGGAAGTCCCGCAAATCGTCGGCTATCATTGAGCGTTTGTTGCACCAGCAAATGCGCAGAACAGCGGGGGAAGCGAGACTTGCACAGCACCTTCTTGATTGTATCCGATATGGGTACGCGCCCACCAAAGTCACTTGGGATAATTCCAACAGGACCAACACGATCACAAACTTTGATCCGAGGCGCGTATTCCACGATCCGCGTGTCCAGTGGGGCGATTGGGAGAGAATGCAGTACATCATTTTCTCCGACTATTCATCCTTTGACGCTTTGCTCCAAACGGGGATGTATCCCAAGCTCAATCAGTACCCCGCGCTCCGCAATCGTTTATCCCCCCCTTCGGGTGGCTGGGACGGTCACAAGTGGCACAAGGAAGCGGGACGCGGATTATCAATAGATCCAGCCGAAAGAAACAGGCGGGAGAATGGTGGAAGTTATTTTACTCTTGGCGACAGCCGAGTAGTAGACGAAATGTGGGTTCGACTAGCTGGCTATGAAGTAAACCTCCCCAACATAGACCACTTGTGGATGGTAGTTACGGTATTGGACGAAAACGTAATCATTCGCGCACAGTTAAACCCATATGGTAGGCAGTTCCCTACCGTGATAGGCGGCTTGTACCACGATGCGCACAAGACTTATTCGCAATCTCTGTATGATTTGCTTCTCCCGCTGCACGACATTGCGACTTGGTTGCTTCGCAGCCGTATCGACAACGTGCAAGCCGCCCTATCTAATCTAATTTTTGTTGATCCTACGCAAATCGCAATAGGCGACTTGATAGATAGAAACCCACACGGCTTAGTCCGTACCATGCCTGGGGCTAAACCAGGAGAGGGTGTATTTGTAGCACAAGTTCCAGACGTAACACGCGGTCATTGGAACGATATTGAAGCTATGTCTCAACTCAAGCAACGTTTATCAGCGGCCTCTGATGCCCAGCAAGGTATGCCTACAGCCGAGGGCGGTGTAAGAACCGCAACGGAAATTCAAAGGCTAACCCAGCTAGGTTCCCAGCGTTTAGGCGTATTGTCTCGCATTATATCATCTACTTCAGTCCGACCAATGGTGAGAATGATGGTATCGAATGTGCAAGATTTCTTTGCGTCTGATGGTTCTATACGACTTGGCGTAGAGGATGCGGCGGGTCCAGTAGCTAATATGGTTGATGATGGCTATTTAGATTTCAAAATCTCTGACATCCAAGGCGAGATTGACTACCTCGTAGTAGACGGGACACTCCCCCTCGAACCCACCCGCAACGCCGAGACATGGATCAACATGCTCAAAGTCTTAAACGAAACTGGCATGGCTATGGAGTACAATGGCGGCAAGGTGGTCGAGGAAGCAATCCGCGCAATGGGGATAGCAGACCTAGATCAGTTTAAGATCAGCAAAGAGCAACAACAGCAAGGTCCAACGCCATCACAGGAAATGATGTTGATGGAAAAGGCTAGGGGTGCATCTGTTCAACCCGCACAAAATATTCAGCGTGAAGTTGAGAAAGGAAACTTGGTTCCAATGAGAGGAAACCAAAAATGACAAACCCACCACATAGTAGGCATTGGGCTTCACAGGTTGAGGCAACAACTCGTGAATACGTCAACGCCCGTATTAATGAGGAATTAACTCCGATTAGGGACGACATAGAGGCACTTCGCGGTGCATTATTGTCTCTGAGAGAAACGGCGCAGTTAAACTCAGGAAACTTGATTGGTCGTTTAAACAATATGGAAGAACTATTGTCCTTGTCTACTTCACGCATAGCGCAGTTAAGGACATTGGCTAGTGAGGAAGACAGTTAATGGCTCGTACTAGAGTACCTAGTGAACAGTTAAATTTTAGGAGTGCGGCAACAGGTACGCACCTTCTCGACACCTATCTAGAGGATGCCGAAAAGGGCGGTCTTACGTTATCTGCCCTTCTTAGTAAGTTGTTCGACGACGCGACAGGTAACGTCGATGCTTTCACATTTACCTACGATGGGACAAGTGGTGCTGAAAAGCTCTCTCTCAAAATCGGTACGGACGGTGCGGTAACTGAGATAGCCTCTTTCACTCAACTTTTTGCAGACCTAAACGCTTTCAAGTCAACGGCATTGGCTGACATGGAAGTAAAACGTGCTGATGCAGAAACAAGCGCAGCCGAGGCACTAGCTTCTGAGAACGATGCTGAGACTGCACAAGCGGCAAGCGAGGCTGCACGGGACGCATCTATCGCGGCACGAGATTTATCACAAACATATGCCAACCAAGCTTTTCAAACAACGCCCGAAGTAATTCAGCAAGGGATTATTATTGCTCAACTACATGGCGAGTTATTCAATGGGAGTAGTTTATAATGCCTAATATATCCGTATCAGACCAACAGTCTCTAGCTAACGAGTTATCCACTCGTTTGCAGAACTTAGGTGCATCCACACCTAATGCTGACTTGGTTTATCTTACGAGGATGATCGAAATTTTTAACGGTGCTGCGAACCTTAGTGCCGTTTCAGCCGAAGGTACAACACAGATTAACGCTGTTGTTGCCCAAGGTAATACTGAAATCAGTGAACTACAGACTGAAGGTTCAACCCAAATAACGGCAGTACAAAATGCGTCTGCCACCGAGCAAGCGGCTCTTGATGGACTTCAAACGAGCATCACGTCGGCGTTAAACGCTTTTCAGATGTCTCCGAGTAAAGTCTTTTTCCTTTCTCAAAGCTAACGGAGTTTAAAATGGCAAATGGATTACTAGGAAAAAAAGTCGTAGGGAGCCGTGATACTGAGGTCGTTTACACCGTACCATCAGCTAAAGTGGCAACTTACAACGTAAACGTTCTTAACGATGGGGCAGTAGCCGCCAACGTTAATTTGTATATTACTGACAAGACATATCAGGGAGAGGACTTCGTTTCATACGGAACGCCCTCAAATGCTAGTGTCACTTGGACAGCTTCAGATACATCTAACACAGTGGACTTGATGGGTGTTAGATCATCTGTCCTTGTGACTAGCATGAAGACTACACCAGTGGAACCAGCGGCGGCGAACACTGCTTCAACTCCAATTCAAGCAAACGTAATATTCTCGTACCAAACGCTAACGAATGAGTTACATCATGTAGCTCAAGACAGCCAACGGAAGGGAAATCCAATCACGTTCTATAATGGAACGGATTTATACCTTCGATCCCCTGACGATGGTAACACTTACACTATAGATAACTATGTAACTTCTGGCGGTTCGGCTGCTCAAACAGCATCAAATTTTGGAATGACCGCAAGTGACAACATCTTATGGGCAACTGCACAGGATGGACCTTGGGCTTTAGCTTATGTTCAAGGTGTTCCAGGTTCGGCTGGTTCTTTGATCAACTCAATCAATGATTGGAGAGCCAATGCAGCTACTTACAACACAGCGTTTACTTGGGGTCTAGGGCAGATCACAAAGATTGCTGGGATTAAAACCAATGAAGAGAGATTTGTAGTCGGAACTTCAACAGGCTTCAACTATATCTCAAACGACGACACACCAGAAACACAGGCTGAGTTTACATCAAATGCGATGTCACCTCCTACTGGCGTATCTGGCTATATGATTGGCGCGGCTGCAATCGCAACGGACGCAACTGATGGCAAGCTTTATATAGCGTACTCAGGTGGCAAAGTGGCATATGCAGATTACACAACAGCGTCACCTTTTCCGACAACAGGTTACAGCGTGTTCGATTTCCCAACAGGGGTAACATACACAGATGTTGTGGACATTAGAGCCGAAGGTGCAAACTTTGTAATCGTGGTTGCTGGTGGTCAAAAATATAGCTCTTCTGATTTAGGGATAACTTGGACACAGATTAAGAGCTACGCAAAAATGCCTATGTCAATTGGTGTAGCAAGTATCGGTGGTTCAAATAAATATATTGATATTGATATGTCGGGTGCGGTTCCAGAGTACACATTTGTAAGGGGCATGACGTATCGTATTCACCAGATTTCTTCTAGTAACAACGGGCATCCACTTCTGTTTTCTACAACGGCTAACGGAACCCACGCTGGTGGTACTGCATATAATACTGGTATGACATGGCAGATGGGTAATCCATCGGCTACTGGTGACTATACATCTGTGACAACTACAGAGTCAGATTGGACTTCAAATCACGCAACATACAATGGTGAAGTTCGAGTAATTGAGTGGACAGTCCCATCGGACGCTCCAAGCACACTTCACGTTTTTTGCTCAAACCACAGCGGCATGGGCTTCCCTGTTTCAATCGTGAGTGAACCAGCAACAGCACCGCATGACGATCAAACATTGCTAGTTACTCAAACCATTTGGACTGACACTAACGGTGATGCCAACCGCAAGTATGATGTGATGTTCAACGGCGAAAGTTACATGCGTGAAAAGCGTTTCTTTGAGCTACCGCAATCAGACAAGTTCGATAAAGCAGAAATCGCCTCAAACGAAATCTTAGAGCGTACTGGCATCATGGCTTCGGCTGGTGAGCAATTCGTAATCACTTCAGACCAAGAAAACGTAATTGTAAGGGTCTACGGCATAGAGGAATAGAACATGGCTAAGAAAAGACGCAGTTATAAGGTCAACAGTACCGACTATAATATTGCTGGTGGTGGGGGCGGTGCATCGGGCGATGTCGTTCGCTTTATGCAAAAAGAAACCACTTCCGTTTCTGGTGGGGGTAATGGGGTTCTTTACACTCCTGGGACTGAGTTTGTAGCTAATCCAATTAAGGTTTACGTTGAAGCTGGTCTTGCAATTACAAGTGATGAGCAAACAAACAGTACAGTTTATTACGACCATGCTTTTGAAATGAACAATGTATCTGCGTCCCAAGTTAATAACGCTGATGAATTGCCTACTGGATACGGCACAGAAATACCGTCTGGTCTAAGTGTTAATAATCAACAAGACAGTAACAATAATTCCCAAGGTTACACTAGGTTGTCTGGAACAGTTGGTTCAAACGTTGCCGAAGGAAGTTACAAGTTTAGGTATGAGGTATCGCAGCAAGGCTGGACAAAGCATTACATTGATTACGAAGTAGTTGTATGGCCTCCGAACACAACTCCTACATGGTCTAATAGTAGCTTTACAGAACCCATGATTATTAAAAATTATGTTACAAAACAATATTTAACGGTTGCTCCTACTGCGACGCAAGCTGTTGGGTTTGCAATTAAGTCTTTTAGTGGCTTTCTCACAGGGGTAGAGCCAAAAGTAGAAGATGTGTCTGCTGGTGCTGATGCTGGTCGAATTTATGTCGAAAACACACCTAATACTGCTCAAGGTGCAGTGACGCATAACGTCACTATGGAGGTTGATTTAGGTGCATACGGAAAAATGGAAAAGACTTTTTCTGGATCATTAACTTACGGCGATCCAGTAGGTCAGCTTTATATAGGGCCAGCAAGTATTAGTAATTGGGGTAATAGTGGTGTGCAACTTAGCTCTACTTACAGATATACTGGTGCATATTCCCCACAGAGCAGCTATCAAAGCTCTCCTTATGGCTCTACAGCTTGGAGGCCGATACAAGGTAGTAGCCCATCGGTAAATTACCTAACAGACAATGCTCGCGGCCCCTTCGGTGGTCGTGGTGCTGATGCGCAGTATTATTATGATTGGGTTGTTCCTAATGGCGTCACCTCGTTCTGTGTTGTCGCAGTTGGGGGTGGTGCTGGCGGTTGCTACAATTGGTCGTCTTATGGCGGCGGCGGTGGGGGAACGTGTTGGGTAAACGACGTAACTTGTAATTCTGGCGAAACATTCCGTGTCTATATTGGCACAGGGGGAAGTGTAACCGCAAACGACACGACATCTGGTGGTGTTGCTGGCGGTGCTTCATGGATGGTACGATCAAGCAACGGTGAGGTTATTTTAAAAGGATACGGCGGTGGTGGGTATAACTATCACGGAAATGCTGGAAACGTAACAAGCCACAGCTATGCCCAGTACACTAATAACACTCAGCAAATGAACCCTGGAAGTGCTTCAGTTTCGACTGCTTATGGAACTTACGGTGCGAACTATGGCGGTGAGTCTAGTCGGTCTGGTGGTGGCGCGGCTGGTTATAGTGGTCAAGGTGGCAACCCCAGTACTAGCGGATCGGGGGGCGGCGGCGGAGGAGGCCAAAACTATTCTTCTACCTATGGTTATCCCGCTGGTGGTGGAATTGGCTTGGATGGTCAAGGTGGCAACGGTGATAGTGGCTCAAGTTATAGTGGTAGCGATTGGACAAGAGGCAAATATTATTCGGGCGGCGGTGGATCGGGCGGTCACAGGGGTCGCCAAGCCGAAAATCCATTCCAAGGAAATGCACCTTTTGGTTCGCAATCAACTCACGGTGGAGAGCATGGCGGTGGTGCTGGAGGGTCAGGAACCTCATGGGGCGGCGGCTATGGTGCTAACGGCGGTGTGAGAATTATTTGGGGAACAGGCCGTAGCTACCCAAGTAACGCATTAACGGTTCAGACGTAGGAGAGTTAAGATGGTCTTTGAAGACACGCTAAGAGCAACGCGAAATGAAAAGTTAGCCAAATCGGATGTTATGATGATGCAACTCCTAGATAGTGCAACGTCATGGTCGGATTTCAATAGTAAACGTTCGGCATTGCTTACTTACAGACAAGCCTTACGAGATTTACCAGACAGCTTTCCAGAGGACATGGATGAAACAAACATACCAACCATGCCTTTATCTCCTTCTGAGCAATCAACGCTAGACGCAGAAAGCGAAGAATAACCTTACAATCACTTTAAGAGGATAATTATGAAACTTGTACCTTACCTTGACCCACACGACAATGAACAACATTACTTCGATGCCGAACAGTTTGACTTTACCCTAGCTTGGCAATTCCGAGAACCAGACGAAACAGGGGCAATTCCATCCGATGCCACTGGTGCTTGGATAACTAAGATTGCCTTGAAGACAGGTGGGTTTATGCACTGTTCTGAAAAACCTTCCGTTATAGCGGAAAGAGTTTTGGCGGCATTATCAGATGAAGGATGAAAGCTTCAAGTGTCCAATAGCAATCTTTCGTGACTTACCAGATGCAAAAGATATTGCTGACGAATTTGCTGAACTAGCCCAAGGTTTAAGATCGGACGATAAAAACGGCGGCTTAATAAGTGATGCTTGGAAAAACAGTGAAGTTGCTAAAGACCCTATGGACTATGAGAAGTATGGGTATACTAGCTTTTACAATTTTAACCTTACCAAAGAAAAGGGGTTTAAAAGAATACATGAACTTACGGTTCTTGGCATTGGTAAGTATTTAGACGAATTTGCAAAGCAGCACTTAAACTTTAAGCTTCTTAATTCTTGGTCTTCTATATATGGTAAGGGTCATTATATCCCCGAACACATACATAGCCACTCACATTTTAGTATAGTTTTTTATGCAGATGCCTCTGAAGGAACAGGCGAAA